AAAAAATGTCAATAACGATAACAGGTGGCATAACAGTAGATGGTAGCGGATGGACTGTAGTCTCGGCACCCCCGCCCACGGGTCAACAATCATTCACTACACCCGGTACTACCTCGTTTGTAGTACCTGCAGATGTTACTACTGTTTGTGCAGTATGCGTCGGTGCCGGTGCACCGCGATCATCCGGTGGAAGTGGAGGTGGACTACGATATATTAATAATCTACCAGTTACACCAGGAGAAACATTAACAGTAGTAGTCGGTGAAGCATTTAAATTATTAAACGGTGGTGACTACGCAACAGATAGTTCAATTAGTAGAAGCAGTAATATTCTTGTATACGGTGGCGCAGGCGGGTTTCAAGGTGGTACCGGATCTGCATTTGGTGCTGGCCCTTACGGTGGTACCGTTGGTGGCGGCAATGGTGGTAATAGTAGTAATGGTTCTCAAAACGGAGGTGGCGGAGCCGGTGGCTATTCAGGTAATGGTGGCACCGGCGGTAATCCAGATTCCCGTAACGGTGGTTCAGGAAGTGGTGGTGGCGGTGGAGGTGGCGGTGCTAGTTACATATATTCTAACCCACCTTGGTATTTCAATAATGGTTCAGGTGGCGGCGGAGTAGGTATTTACGGAGAAGGTCCGAGTGGGGGAGGTGGCGCCGGCGGCTATTCTCCAACTGCTGGAAGTGGCGGCTCAAGTGGCGGAAACGGGACTAACAGCGCATATGGTACTGGCGGTGACGGTGGATTATACGGCGGTGGGAGTGGCGGTGGCGGACTAAATGCACAGCAAAATGCCTACACTAATGGTGACGGTGGTGACGGAGCTGTACGTATAATATGGGGACCAAATCGTGCCTACCCATCAACCAATACTGGTGATTTATAATAAAGGTTAAAGAATGTCAATAACAATAACAGGTGGATTTACAGCAGCCGGCGGTGGCTTCACTCTAGTTCCACCACCATCAACACCCGATGCAGGATGGTTTGGCGGCGGATCTACAGGGAGTATCGCATCATTAGTAAGTCGCATAACATATGCAACAGATACTGATACTTCAACTAATAGAGGGCCATTAAGTTTAGCTAGAAAAAGTTTAGGTGCAACTGGTGATCTTACTTACGGATGGTTTGCAGGCGGAGAAGTTACTGGCCCAACAGTACAATCATTAGTAGATCGCATAACATACGCAACTGATACTGCTACAGCAAGTGTACGTGGTCCACTAAGTGCGGCAAAAAAATATTTAGCTGGTACTGGAAATACAACTAATGCTTGGTTTGGTGGTGGGCGTACACCTGCAGGTGTTTATTTTTCAACAGTAGATCGCATAACATACACAACTGATACTGCTACAGCAAGTGTACGTGGTCCATTAAGTTTAGCCAGAAGTGCCTTGGCCGCAACAGGTAATGCAACTGATGGATGGTGGGCAGGCGGTTATGCATCTAGCCCTGCCCCCGGAACATTCCGTTCTACCATAGACAGGGTAACCTTTGCAACTGATACTGCAACTGCAAGTGTTCGTGGTCCATTAACTAATTCAAATTTTCGTCTAGCCGCAACAGGTACACCCACAGATGGATGGTTTGGCGGTGGTTATAGTGGTTCTACAGTACAACGAGTTATATTTGCAACTGATACCGCAACAGCAAGTGTTCGTGGTCCATTAAGTTCAGGTAGAACATATTTGGCTGCATCAACTGATAGTACAACATATGGTTGGTTTGGCAGCGGCTCATTTACTTCTAGGGTAGACCGCATAACATATGCAACTGATACAGCAACTGCAAGTATTCGCGGCCCGTTAAGTTCAGCAAGAAGTTATTTGGCCGCAAGTTCAGGTATCCAATAATATTGGTAACTAAATCATTCTATGTTACAATAGATAGATGATTAAGTTAACAGTACCATTACCCAAACAAGTTACAGTAGCATTCAGTGGCGGTGTTGACTCTTGTGCTGTTGTTGACTTTTTAAGTCGTAAACATGACGTATCTTGTGCATACTTCCATCATGGTACTGAACACAGTAATAAAGCATTAGATTTTGTATCTAAATTTTGTGAAGATAGAAATCTTCCATTATTTTTAGGTGTGCTAAATCGTGACAAACCCAAATCAATGAGCCAAGAAGAATTCTGGAGAGAAGAACGCTATCAATATTTTGCTAAACATGGACCAATCATTACCTGTCATCATTTGGATGATTGTGTTGAAACATATATTTGGTCAAGTTTACACGGCACACCCAAAGTTATTCCACTAACAAGAAACAATGTACTACGCCCATTCTTAACCACACGAAAAGAAGATTTTATATATTGGTGTGAAAGTCATAATATTGAATGGTGTGAGGATAAATCTAATAAGAATAACAGATATACCCGTAATTACATCCGTAATGAATTAATGCCTCACGTATTGAAAGTCAATCCGGGTATTTATACTTTGGTCAAGAAGATTGTAGAAGGTAAGAAAAACACTTGACTTATCTACACAACTCAAGTATACTAACTAATTATTTAAGGAGAAACTATGTCAGATTATAACAGAACCTTTAACGGTGAAGCAAAGATTAAACTAACACAATTAATTAATGAAGGGATGCACGTCCTACATGAAATTGATACATTGAATGGTGGATTAAACGACACTATTAAAGCTGTAGCAGAAGAACTTGAAATCAAAGCTAGTACATTAAAGAAAGCAATTAAAATTGCACACAAAGCAAGTTTAGGTCAGACTAACAAAGACCACGATGAACTCAACACTATCCTAGAAACTGTAGGGAAAACACTTTGAGTTATGTGGATGCTATTCACAGTAGGGATGAAGACCGTATCTACGTTGTAGAAAGAGACAAGGACGGCAAGCGTCAATACAAAGAATACCCTACTAATTACGTATTGTATTATCCTGATCCTAGGGGTAAACAACGTAGTATATACGGCGATCCAGTCAGTCGTTTCAGTACTCGCAAACGACAAGAGTTTGAAAAAGAAAAACGTATCCATTCAAATAAAAAATTATTTGAAAGTGATATACCAGTTGTCTTTCGCTGTTTAAGTGAAAACTATCTTGGTATTGATGCACCTAAACTTCATACTTGTTTCTTTGACATTGAAGTAGACTTTGATCCTGTAAAAGGATTCAGCCCTACTAATGATCCATTCAATCCTGTTACAGCTATTAGTTGTTACTTAGATTGGCTAGATCAATGTATTACATTAGTGATTGCTCCGAAACATATGAGCAGTGAAACAGCCCAAGAAATCACTAATGAGTTTGAGAATACAATGCTATTCACAAATGAGAAAGAAATGTTTGATGTTTTCTTTCAACTCATTGAAGATGCTGATGTACTAACTGGCTGGAACTCAGAAGGCTATGATATACCCTATATGGTCAATCGTGTTACTAGAGTAATGAGTAAGGATGACACACGCAAGTTCTGCTTGATGGGTCAACTTCCTAAAGCTAGAGAATACGAACGATTCGGTAAAAGTGAAACAACTTATGACTTAGTAGGTCGTATTCACTTGGACTATTTACAGTTGTACAAAAAATATAACTATGAATCACGCCACAGTTATAAACTTGATTCTATCGGTGAGATGGAAGTGGGTGAAAACAAAACACAATATGAAGGTACTCTTGACCAACTGTATAACAAAGACTTTAAAAAATTCATTGAATACAACAGACAAGATACTATGTTGTTAGTGAAGATTCACAACAAACTTAAGTTTTTAGAATTAGCTAATCAACTTGCACACGAGAATACTGTACTGCTTCCAACAGTTATGGGTTCAGTAGCAATGATTGAGATGGCAATTTTTAATGAAGCACACGAACGTGGCTTAGTAGTACCAGATAAAAAACGAAAGGTTGAAAATGAAGAAGATGTCCAGCAGGCAGCAGGTGCCTTTGTTGCTACGCCGAAAAGAGGAATGCACGAGTGGGTCGGTGCAGTTGATATCAACTCACTCTATCCCTCGGTTATTCGTGCCCTCAACATGGCAGGAGAAACCATCGTTGCTCAGGTCAGACAAACAATCACAGACCAATATATGCACGACAAAGGTGTACGATTAGCAAGTGAAAAGAAACGTCACAAAGAAGGTGATGATGCAGTTACAGGGTCTATTCTCTGGGAAAATCTATTTGGTGCATTAGAGTACACAGCGATTATGAACCAAGAACGTGGAACTATTCTTACTGTTGACTACGAAGATGGTCGTAGTGTAGAAATGTCGGCAGCTGAAATATGGAAGATGATCTTTGATAGTCATAAGCCCTGGATGTTAAGTGCTAATGGTACAATCTTTACTTATGAAAAAGAAGGT